AAGTGTCTCCATCCATTATGTTTAATTCAGTAGCTGTTGCCGTAACACCATCCATGATGTTTAGCTCTGCTGTGGTAGCAGTAACTCCATCCAATATGTTTAGTTCTGCTGTTGTTGATGTAACACCGTCTAGGATGTTTAATTCAGCAGGAGTAGAAGTAATAGCTGTGTCACTGTCTGCAGCCAATACTGGTAGTGTACCTGACTGATTTGGTAGCTTGATAGTTCTGTCGGCTGTTGGGTCTGTAATAGTTAGTGTAGTTTCATGGTCATCGGCTGTAGCACCTTCAAAGACTATAGCATTCTGTGCATTCATTGTCACAGTGTCTACAACTGTTTGTGTTCCACCTACAGTTAAGTTACCTGTAATTGTAAAGTTTCTAATACCTGTGTAGTCTTTGTTAGAATCTAAAATAACAGCCTTAGATGCAATGGCTGTACCAACGGCTGTACTTCCAAGGTCTAGTGCATTAAGTTCTCCAACTACTGCTGTTACTCCATCAAGAGTATTAATTTCAGCGGCAGTTGCCGTTACACCATCAAGGATATTTAACTCTGCTGCAGTTGAGGTAACATTAGTTCCACCTATATCTAAAGTCCCCATAGATACTTCGCCTGTGGCTGTTACATTACGTAGACCAGTATAGTCTTTGTTAGAGTCTAGTACTACAGCCTTACTTGCTATAGCAGTACCTACAGCCGTAGAACCAAGGTCTAATGCGTTGAGTTCACCCACGACAGCCGTTATACCATCAAGCACGTTTATCTCTGCCGCTGTACTTGTAACTCCATCTAGGATGTTTAATTCTGCGGCAGTGCTAGTAACACCATCAAGTATATTTAGTTCGGCTGCAGTCGCTGTAACTCCATCAAGTATATTCAATTCAGCAGCTGTTGATGTAACCCCATCAAGAATGTTAAGTTCAGCCGCAGTGGATGTTACTCCATCTAGTATGTTAAGTTCAGCTGCAGTAGATGTTATTGCTGTGCCGTTTAGATTAATTGCATCTGTATGGAGTGTCCCATCAAAGTAACCATCTTTAAATTCTAAAGAAGATGTACCTAAGTCTACATCATTATCTGTAACAGGAGCAATAGCTCCATCTGCCATAGTAAACTGTGCTGTACCACCTGCAGTAAAAGCTAAAGTATCTGCTGCACTAAAAAATAAACCACAATTAGTATCTCCTGTATTAGTAATAGAAGGAGCAGAAGCTGAACCATCAGGTATACTAAGAATGTCTGCTAAGGTAGTTACTCCTGTAACACCCAACGTCCCTGCTACTGTAGCGTTCTCATCTACATCAAGTGTGTCTACGTGTGCAGTACCGTCAAGATACAGGTCTTTAAACTCTGTTCCTGACGCACCTAAGTCTATATCATTGTCTGTTACTGGAAGTATTGCACCGTCTTGGATTCTTACCTGCTCTACTGCTGAGGAACTAACCTCACTAAAGAACCCTACACGATTATTGCTAGTGTCTATTACAACTTTGTTTAGTGCGTCCACATCAGCAATTAGTCCTACATACGCACCCTCTGTCGATGAACCATCGTGATTGTGACCACCACTAAAAGCAAAGGCTGTAACAACAGCATTTAATTCAGCGTTAAGTGGTGCAGACTTAACAACCTGACCTGACTGAATATCGGCTGTGTTTGTTCTTGCGTAACCTGCCATTACCTTACATCTCCTAGTCCGTGTGTTATTGTGAACCCTTGAATACTGTGTGACTCGTTTGTGTCATCTGTCACAAATGTCAAGGCTATTGCTTTACCTGAGCCTGAAAATGTAACTGATTCAACTGGTGATGGATTACCATCAAATATATCTGTTGTGTCAAATACAGCTACGTTTGTACCTCTATCAAAGAATGCTCCGGGACTTGTTGTTGATAGAGTTAAGTTGTCTGGTGTAGATATGTCTGTGTTATCGTAGTCGTAAGTTACAGACAAAGCTACTGAAAAGTTTCCCTCTGCACTCATGTATGTTGATGTGCTGTAGAATGTTTTTCTTTGTTCAGGGTTGCCCATGTAAACAAACGGAGTTTTAAATATACTCAGTATGTTACTTGAATCAAAAGAGTTACCTGACTCCTGTTGAAAAACTTTACCACTTGATGCACCGTGTAATATAAACTCTTCTTGTTCTATGTATCCACTGTCTGCACATGTACACTCTAATCCAAACGTCTGTGCAAACTCAAATCCTATGTTACCCTTATATTCCCTTAATGCTCCTAGTATTCCTTGTGAAGAAGAAGTAGAAAACATGTATCTAAACTGAGACTTACTTCTTATTATTACTGAAGATAGTGCGTCTAAATCTTCTGATGCTATTACGTTTCTTACAGTAGACTGTATATTTTTAGATAGAGTTTCAAGATTAACGTCACCAATCTTGTTTGTACCACCAATAGGTCTTATACCGTCAGGTGCGAGGAATAACAAATCTCCCCCTAGTTCTATCACACTATCAGTAGAAAGGCAACCTAAATTTGAAGTAACTGACTCTAATACAAAGTTAGCCGAGTTGTCTCCTACAAGTCTCTTAATATTATTCTTACCAAATATAAATAATACGTTACGAAACTTCTTAATAGCTACTATCGCAAACCCTACGTTTATAACTCCACCACCATTAGCAGGACTAAAGTCTGTCTCGGCTGTTGGTGCAGAGAAAAACAAGTTACTTGGCTGTGCAGGGTCTCCTGCTAAAAACAAATGGTTCTGAAACTCTGCTCCTATCTTAGGGTCTGTTGGTGCATTTGAGTCTGTTATCTGCGTGTAAGTTGACCCATCGTATGTAGCTGCAGGATTTATACCATCTGTTAAAACTACTTTTGGTGTACCAAAGTTTATCTCTGTAAATCTAACCTTGCTTACACCTGTCATTGTGGGTGAGCCACTTGTTGATACGGCTGTCCACCCTTTTACAGCAGGTACAGATGTTATTGTAGTGCTTGTACCAAAACCGTCATCTGATATAGAATTACCGTTTGTAAATGTTGCTGTTGGTATTCTGCCAAAATTGACAACGATAGTATTAGAACTCTTTGATATTAGTGTTCCAGTAACACCTGTGCTAGTTGAAGAGTCCCCTGAGCTAGTTCTTTCTGATATTGTTTCTCCAACTGTTAGGTTAGAATCAGAACTTACTGTAAATTCAAAATAAAAATTCCAATGATGTAGATAGTTGTTACCTGATGATGGTGTACGACAGGCAAGCACTCCCTGATTAACACCGTTAGCCACTGCTATTCCTAAAACTGAACCTGTTCCGGGAACTGTCCCAAAGTTATTAGCAAAACCAGTTAGTCTTCTATAGCCACCCTCTAAGTTTGGCTCATAGTTTAGCAACTGTATTGCTGAACCGGGACTCTCTTCACCAAGAGATAAAACGTCTGCACCTGTATTTAAACCACCCCTGCAAACGGCTCTAAACGTGGAGACTGAATCAACCATCTAGCCACTCAGTCTTAGCATCTGTGATGTAAACTTTGGTCTGTTTATCATGGATGACCTAACAAATAGTGGGTCATCTAGTAATAATCTACGCATGGATTTTATACCTTCTTGAAACTTAGCCTGATGTATTTGTGCAGACTGTTCATTAGACCTAAATCGCATCATGTATACCATAGCACCATCTATAATTATGTACTTAAATCTATCTGGTATAATCATTTCGTCATCAAATGCTGATAAGTCAGCAGGAAACTTATAGTAAACATACTCTATTACATAAGCTGCGTCAGGTAAAGGTGTTACACCAAACTTTTCTTCTGAGGTTTGATAAACTAAATCAGGAGATGTTCTAGCTCCTGTGCCTGAATTTTCTTCTATTGCCTTATATATCCTAACATATTCTTCAAAGGGTATGGTAGGTAAAGAACGAGCAGTATTACCTGCACTTGACAAAGCTTGTAAGTAAAATGTTTCCCAATCAACACTAGCCATGTCAGTAGGTAAGTCATATGTGCCTGTACCTGCTGTCAGTGTTTGTGTAGTTGTAGTTTTAAGAAAGGGAAATTGATGACCATCTTGCAAGATTTCTCTTATTGAATTGTTAACAGCATCTTTTGCTATTGCTTGCACATTCTTTGCAGTAGAGAAACCATCACCTGCAGTATTAAGTGGTACTTCATTCAACCTACGCAAGAGGTCATTCACTAATGTAAGGTAGGTTGTTGCCACTAAATACTCCTGTTAATATAAATAGAGGGCAAGTTTTACTGCACCTGCCCTCTAAGTAGTAATTTAAGCTAGTAAGTCTCTATCGACTTCTGTTGCTTTATCCACAGCACCGTGGTCATTGCAGTTAATCACAGTTGCGTAGACTCGTAATCTACCTGTAGCTGCAGCAGCTCCTGCAATCGTACAATCAATCGTATCAGCAGTGCCGATGAATTGAGTGTAAGTTGAGGCGGCTGAACCTACTACTGTGTTGGTTTGCCCATTAGAACCTGCAGCACAGAATCCTGCAGATGTGATGTCAGCACCATCAATGATGTCATCACCTCCACCAAAGTCCATGTCCAAAGTACAGCTTGAAGTAAAGGCTTTCATTACCTCAGCACCTGCGTTTAGAACTAATGTTCCTGCAGGTATTTCAAGCATTTGGAAAACATCTCCGTTAGCAATAGTGTTACCTGCTGCTATAAGAGCGTCAATATCCAGATACTCTTGGATTGTTCGCACATGATGTGTTCCTGCATTTGAAGGTAGAGCTGCGATGGAGTTAGCACCAACACCAGTGGTTGATTTTGCTGTTAAGTCAAAAGTTGCCATATTAGTACCCTCCCTTACGCTGCGTTATATTTAGCAGTCACGATAGCTTCTGGTCGAAGTATCTTTCTGCCATATAAGTGCATACCACGAACAATGTCAGCAAAGCTGTCAGGGTCACGGTAGGTTTCAGTTTTGCTAAGTTGTTCAGCAGTCGCAACAGCAGAACCATGACCTGCAACAAGAACACCAAAGTTTGAGTTTTGGTTTGCAGTTCCAGTTGTAGCAGGACCTGTACCAACAGCAGGTAGGTTGCTAGACACATAGAGTCTAAAACCTGCCAAGTTAGTTAGTGCAAGACCGTTTTTAAGTTCGGCTGCGTTGAAGTCAGCGTTTACCAACTTAGAGTTTTCATCGCCCAATAACTCCATGAATACAGGGTCAACAACCAACCACCTATCCTGAGAATCAACTTGCTGTTGGTTTAACAGTCTGCTCATTCTGTTGATAAGAACCATTGGTGTGATGGCTGCTGTGGAAACTGCAGTAGCTCCCGGAGCTTGAGTTTGGATAGGGATAGAGTGGTCTCCTGCAGAAGAAGTAGTGATACTTCCAAAGGAGCTTTTGATTAACTTCATTGAAGAAAGAAGTTCATCAGACCCTGCAGTGCTTACTGCTTTTGTACCGTTAACTTGGTCGTTTTCAGCACTTGCCACAGCACTTAATGCAGACTGCTTGTACCCTGACATGTAACCAAGAACTTCTTGGTCATAGTTGTCAGCAAGCCTGTACGCTGCCCTATCAGTTGCGAGTTGCATAAAATTCACATGACTGTGAGCTTCCTCAATATCGTCCATTTTAAAAGCATAGTAGTTTGCTTTATCAACGACAAGTTGGAAGTCCTCGTCATCCAAATCCTGTGCAGTTACGTGTGTACCCCTTGCGTACTCCTTGACTGAAATTTCAGGCTCTTTAATAATTCGAACTGTATCACCTTGGTTAGCAATTTCCCCAAAGTAGTCAGAATTAGTAATATCGCCCACAACAGTCGATTTACGAAACGCAAGTTGTACTTGTTTCGAATAGATTATTGGCGAAAAATTACCGTTAGGTAAATTGCCATAACCTGACGTTGTTTGAAAAGCCATAGTAAATCCTCCTATAAATTTGGCTTAATGAAAAGCTAAACACCGTAGGAAGAGGTTATACGTTCTAGAGTGCATATGGTTACTCTGTAGCTAACTTTGTAACCTATGGGTCTATAATTATATAAGTAGTCTGTACTCGTTTAAACTTTATGGTTTACTAAAACATAAAGGTAGTCAAAAAGAGGCTTTATGTCTTGGTCGTAGTTATATTAATAAAATATTGTTTGTCAACACTTTATCTTCTATTTCCTGATACATCGTAAATAAATTTACCAGAACGGATTGCTGTGTTTATTTTATCAGCATTCCTAGCATAGTCGGTATCACTCATTTTCTCTACATCAGATTCCTTTATAGTATCTGCTAATTCCTCAGCATCTACTTCCGTCTTAGACGTTTTGTTTACAAGAGAAGCCGCAGCTTTTCTCTTATTCTTTTTGTCACCTGCTGTTAACCCTTTGTCTACTTTATATAAATCAATAACACGGATAACAGACTTAGCATCATCTGTATTCTCATAGAGAGCATTCTGTACCCATTTAGGTTGCTCTTCTACCCACTCATGAAACTCATCTGAGTCACGCAACTTGTCAAAGTCTTTATGAACCTCTTTGATTTCATTCTCGGCTGTCCTACGAGTTGTTTCCTGCCGAGCTTTGCTAAGTTCCTCTATCTGAATATTAGCCTTATCAAACATTTGTTTAGCTTTTTTCTCGGCTATTGTTTCCACAATACCTGCAACATCAGGATATTTCTCTGCCCAAGACGCAATATCCTCATCGGACTTAGGTGGTACAAGCTTTTTAGTATCAGATAGTTTATCTTCTAACTCTTTTATCCTAGCATTGTATTCCTTCTCCTTTGTCGCAAGATGTCTTCGAACATCCCCATATCTCGTCTTGAAAGATTTTTCCTCCTTGCTAAGAGTCTCGTCAGATACCTCTGCTTCCTTTCCCTCTTCAGGAGGAGATACATCTTGGCTCTCCTCAGGGTTTTCCTGAACCCCTTCTCCTTGACTCTGTGCAAGGAGTTCTTTGAGTTCTTGCTCGTCCTTAGCAATCTTGTCCTTGTACTTTGAACGAGACCGACTTAAAAATCCTGCAGTCTTTTGTGGTTCTACTGTTTCTAATTCTGGCATATTTTTCTCCTGTTATTGGGGTTGACATGATTGTCAAGTAGCCTTAGGTTTAGTGCCTAATCCTTTAGTATTCTTTTTTCGTTTTGCTTT